GGTAATTTCGAACCCCATTATTTCTCTAGCGCCAGATATACACGTGTCGCAACAATCTCACGTGAGACTAATACAAACTCAAAAAATCAAAAGTTGACCATTATATGCCCAAAAAGTCGCTAATGGCAGCTATTTGGCTTAAAACCGGCCTGATTGGCTTAAATTGGCATCATGCCCACATGCGACACCAAGGAACTGGCTCAAACGCTCGGGATCACCGTGGCGCGGGTCAGTCAGATGAAGAGTCAAGGCCGTTTTGACGGCTGCTTTACGGTTGTTCGCAACAGGATCGAATGGGACAAGGACGCGGCGGTCAAGGCATACACGGAAGGTAACCCGCTTGTCTCAACGAGTCCCACCCGTAAGAAGTCGGATGAACTTGAAATCCCGAGTTTCAATGAGAGCCGGGCAAAGTCAGAGCATTTCCGGGCTGAACTTGCTCGTCTTGACCTGGAGACTAAGGAGCAGCAACTGGTGGAAGTTGCTCGTGTTCAGCGCGAGGCTTTTACTGCTGCTCGTGCTGTACGGGATGCTTTGGGCAATATTCCTGATCGAGTCAGCAATCAAATTGCTGCGGAAAGCGATCCAGTTGTAATCCACCAGATGTTGACAGAAGAGATCCGTAAAGCGCTGGAGACGTTGACAAAGAGCGCGACTGAGGTTGACAAATGATTGACGGAGCCTTGGTGTACCGCAGTGCTTTTCGGGATGGCTTGAAGCCTGACCCCGATTTGACGGTCTCACAATGGGCTGATTTGTACCGAATGTTGTCAAATAAGGCGAGCGCCGAGCCTGGACCGTGGCGGACGGAAAGGACTCCTTACCTCCGAGAAATCATGGATTGCATGTCGGCAAATTCGCCGGTGCAGAAGGTGGTGTTTATGGCTGGCGCACAGCTTGGCAAGACGGAAGGCATCAATAACGTTGTCGGTTACATGATTGCGCATGCGCCCGGACCAGCACTTTTTGTGCAGCCGACGATTGAGATGGCTAAAAGGCTGAGTAAGCAGCGCCTTGATTCGCTTATTCATGAGACACCTTGTCTTGCCGAAAAGGTCGCTCCTGCTCGAAGCCGCGATTCAGGCAACACGATGTTTAGCAAGGAATTCCCCGGTGGCATCCTTCTGCTCACGGGTGCCAATTCTGCTACGGGGTTGCGGTCTGCTCCTTGTCGCTGGGTTCTTCTTGATGAAGTTGATGCTTTCCCGAGTGATGTGGACGGTGAAGGCGATCCTTGTGCATTGGCTGAACGACGTGCGTCAACCTTTTCGCGTCGGAAGATCATCCTTACGTCCACACCAACGGTAAAAGATACAAGCCGGATTGAGACGGAATATCTGGCATCTGATCAACGCCGATATTTTGTTCCGTGCCCACATTGCGATCACATGCAATGGCTGCAGTGGAAAAATCTGCAATGGCGTGACGGTGATCCAAAGACTGCTGCGTATGTCTGCGAGGCTTGCGGGTCGCACATACCAGAACATTTCAAGAGCGAAATGTTGCGCAAAGGCGAGTGGCGAGCGACTGCAACAAGCCAAGATCCGCGAACTGTAGGATTTCACCTTTCTTCTTTGTATTCACCTTTGGGGTGGAAAAGTTGGGAAGAAATTGTCAGTGAGTTTTTACGTGCGAAAAACGACGCGCCATTGCTCAAGACCTTTGTTAATACGGTCTTAGGCGAGACTTGGGAGGAAGAAACGGGGGCAAAACTTGGTGCTGACAGCCTTTCTGAGCGAGCCGAGTTCTATCCCGCCGGTGAAATCCCGAAAGGCGCCAGTGTGCTGACTGCTGGTGTTGACGTGCAGGACAACCGCGTCGCTATTGGTTTGTACGCGTGGGGTCAAGGTGAAGAATGCTGGCTGATCAGCCATACAGAGATTTACGGCGACCCAGCCGGACAAAAGTTGTGGGAACAAGTTGATGACCTCGTGTTGAGAGATTATCCGCATGCCGAAGGCGGAAGACTCAAGGTTTCGGCAATTGGCGTTGACTCCGGCGGTCACTACACCTCAGAGGTGTACACGTATGCGCGGAGCCGAAAAGGAAAAGGAGTGTTTGCTTTGAAAGGACAATCGGTGCGGAACAAACCGCCTATTGGGAAGCCTTCCAAGGTGGATATTAACTACAAAGGTCAAGTTTTGAAAAATTCAGCTGAAGTTTTTCCGGTGGGTAGCGACACGATCAAATCGACGCTATTTGGCCGGATGAAGCACAACGAGGCTGGCGCTGGCTACATCCACTTCCACGCCGAAGCTGGCCAGGAGTACTTCAAGCAAATCACATCCGAGCGTCAGGTTGTCCGTTACGTCAAAGGTTTTGCCATCCGCGAATGGAAAAAGAAAGCGGGTGATCGCAACGAGGCGCTCGACTGTTTTGTGTACAGCTACGCGGCGCTTCACTTTCTGTACATGCGGTTCAACCGAAACACGATCTTCGAGCAATTTGAACGCTCCTTGTCAAATACGAACGCAAAAGGACAACTTACTGACGCGTCCGAAAAAGATACGAACACGTCCGAAAAGTCGCCATACCGCCCCCCGCAACGTAGACTTCAAAGGCGGGCATCTTCATTCGTGACAAGCTGGTGACGATTCTTGTCCCAAATCTGATTTATGCAGGCGATACCGTCGTATTCGACGTTCCTGCGTTTACAGATGCAATCGGCACCAATATCGACAGCGGCACGTACACGCTGACGTGGTATGCACGCACGAATACTGCAAATGAAGGCGCGACTGTTGTTGGCACTGCTGAAGGCACTGGCTGGCGTGTGACGCTATCCGCCTCGACCACCAACGGCTTCGACGCTGGCTTGTGGACTTGGCAGGCAATTGCCACCTACAGCACCTTTCAATACACCGCTGGTCGCGGTCAGTTCACCGTCAAGGCATCTGCAAAGTACGCCGGTTCGCCTGGTGCATTTGATGATCGCAGCCGCGCTGAAATTGACCTCAGTTACGTTGAGGCCGCCATTCGCACGCTGTCCCAAGGCGGGATGGTGCAGGAATACAGCATTGGTGGTCGCAGCTTGCGCCGTTACAAAATGGCGGAGTTGCTTCAACTGAAGGATGACCTTAAGAATGAGATCGCAATGGAGCGGAAGCGGGAAAAGATCCAGCAAGGTCTTGGTAACCCCGGTCTCGCCAAAGTGAGGTTCATGTAATGGCGATTTTTGGGATTGGCCGCACCAACGCGCTGCGCAAGCAACTGGCTGAAGCGCAAGCAAAGACTTCGTATCTCAAGCGTGCCTATGCCGCTGCGCAGAACAATCGCCTGACCTCCGATTGGGTCAGTCAAGCCACCTCTGCTGATAGTGAAATTCGCGGCAGCATTCGGATGTTGCGCAACCGCGCACGTCAACTGGTTCGTGATTCTGACTTTGCCAAATCGGCGCTGCGTGCAGTCAAAAACAATGTTGTTGGCACCGGCATTCGCATGCAGGCTCAGGTCCGCATGCAGCGTGGTGGCCGTTTGGCCGATGATCTGAACCGCCGTATTGAAGAAGAGTGGGATCGCTGGACAAGCGCCAAGCGTTGTCACTGTGGCGGCAAATTGAGTTGGTATGACATTCAGCGCCTTGCCGTCACATCAATGCTGGAATCGGGCGAAGTTTTTATTCGCCTTGTCAAGCAGCCTTTCGGCAACAGCAAAGTGCCGCTTGGCCTTGAAATTATCGAATCTGATCTGCTTGATGATGACTACAACGCCATCGCCAACAACGGCAACGAGATCCGGATGGGCGTGGAAATTGACAAGTGGGGGCGGCCTGTTGCCTATCACTTTTTTGATTATCATCCCGGCGATTATCAATTCAGTTACGCAAACAAAGCAGTTAAGAAGCGCATTCGCATTCCAGCTGATGACATCATCCATCTCTATTTGATAGAGCGTCCGGGTCAAACACGTGGTGTTAGCGCGTTTGCTACGGCAATCATGCGCCTGCGCAATTTGTCTGGATATGAAGAAGCGGAGATTGTCGCCGCCCGTGCCAGTAGCAGCATGATGGCGTTCGTCAAAACGCCTGATCAGGAACTGTTTGAAGATGGCACGTTTGATCAGGAGTCTGTCCTCGACTTCTCGCCTGGAAGCATCCGCCGTCTGGCTCCTGGAGAAGAGATGCAGTTCTTCACTCCAAACCGTCCCGATGATGCATTTACTCCATTTGTCCAGCAAATGCTTCGGGCTGTGGCTGCTGGGATTGGTTGTTCTTACACGCAAGTCAGCAGTGATTTTTCACAAAGCAATTACAGTTCTTCGCGGCTAGAACTGCTTGAAACGCGTACTCACTACAAAACTCTTCAGCAGTATTTGATTGAATCGCTTTGCGAAGAGGTCTACGAAAAGTGGCTTGAAATGGCCGTAATGGCCGGTGCGCTTGATCTGCCTGGTTTTGACTCCAATCCTGAGCGGTATGAAGAAGCGAAATGGATTGCACCTGCTGCGCAGTTTGTTGACCCGCAGAAAGAAGCCGCTGCTTACAAGGAACTGATCCGCTCCGGCATCATGACACTGTCGCAGGTGATTGCACTGCACGGCGGTGATTTTGAAGATCAGATGCGTCAACGCCAGCACGAATTGGCCGTTGCTGATGAACTTGGCATCATTCTTGATACCGACCCATCCCAGGTGTCAAATAGTGGTGCCGCACAACCTGTACCCGTTGCGCCAACGCAGCATCCGGTGGAACATGCAGAAGAACCTGAATTAGAAGACATAGACTGATGAGCAAAGCATTTGTTGAACTCATGAAGCGCGAAGCAAAAGGCTTTGCTCCTACAGAGCCTCAAACTCGCTCAGCACCTGAAATCGAACCGGTTGAAGACGAACGTCCGTATCCCAATGAGCACGCCGCTCGTCTAAAAAACCCCGATCAATACGACAGCATCCGTCGCGTCAATGATGAAGGCGGTCCGGGTATTGACTTTATTTATGGCATCAAAGACGGCAAGTCGGAAATTCAGGCCATTCGTTTTGACAAGGATCGCTACACGCCAGCCGAAGCCAAAAAATGGCTTAGTGATCACGATTTCTCACCTATTTCTTTCGAAGAAGCCACTGGTGAACGCGAAGAAGAAGTTGCCGAAGAACGCGCTTACGACAATTCGCTGAAAGTTGGCGATTTTGTTGAGTGGGATAGCAGTGGCGGCATGGTTCGCGGCAAAATCATTAAAGTCAGTCGCGATGAAATCATTGAGGTTCCTGATTCTTCATTCACTTTGAATGGAAGTGAAAAGAATCCTGCCGCGCTGATTCGTGTTTATCGAAAAGATGGCAATAGTTATCAAGAGAGCGATACTGTAGTTGGACATTATTTTTCAACTTTGAAAAAAATTCCTGCTCTTCGTTTTATGGAAGGTGAGTCGCTCAAGCGAGCACTTGCCACGGAATTTAGGTCTGATGCTGAAGATCGGGTTCTTGAATTTCCGTTTGCCAGCGAAAAGCCGGTTGAGCGTTATTACGGAATGGAAGTGTTAAACATGGATGCCAAATCCATGGATCTCACTCGTCTGAACGATGGCGCACCTTTGTTATATCAGCATGACGCTGATCGCATTGTTGGCGTTGTTCAAAAGGCTTACATCAAAAACAAGCGTGCTTATGCACGTGTGAAACTTGCAAATAATGAACTCGGTCGTGAAATGCAGGAACTGATTCGTGATGGGATCATTCGCAACGTCAGCTTTGGCTACAAGATCAATTCAATGGAAGCCGATGAGTCCACTACACCAGTGACTTATCGTGCTACCAGTTACCAGCCTTTTGAAATAAGTTTGGTAACCGTGCCTGCTGACGAGTCAGTGGGCATAGGCCGTGCTTTCTCTCATAATGAAGGCACGGAAACGGCCTCAGCCGTACCCAGTCAACCCAACGGAGTAACAACCGTGGATCAAAACCTCAACAACATTGAGGCTATCCGCGCTGAGGCCGCTCAGGCCAAGGCTAAGGAAGTGGCCGAAATGATTGCTCTTGGTCAACGCACCAAGAACGTCGAAATGGCTCAAGAGTTTATTGCTAACTCTCGTGGCCTGGATGAACTGCGTTCTGCTCTTCTCGAGAAGATGGGCGTTCAGGAAAAACCTCTGAACCCCAAAGATGCAGAAATCGGCATGTCCGACAAAGAGAAGCGTGACTTCTCCTTCATCCGTGCCATCAACGCTCTGGCTCACCCCAACAGCCAAGAGGCTCAGCGTGCTGCTGGTTTCGAACTTGAAGTCAGCCGTGCTGCTCAGCAGAAGTCTGGCAAGGAAGCCCGTGGCATCCTGATCCCCGCCGATGTGCTGGGTTATGGCCGCCGCGATCTGACCGTGGGTTCTGCCACTGGCGGTGGTGATCTGGTTGCCACTGACCTGATGAGCGACAGCTTCATCGATCTGCTTCGCAAGGCTCTTGTGCTGCAGACCGCTGGCGCAACTGTGATGACCGGCCTGCAAGGCATGGTTGCTCTGCCCCGTCAATCGGGTGGTGCGACTGTGTACCACGTGGCTGAATCCGCCTCGATCACTGAGTCTCAACTCAGCGTGGATCAGGTGACAATGCAGCCCCGGACCATTGGTGCACTGACCGATTATTCCCGGCGTCTGCTGCTGCAATCCAGCATCGACATTGAGAATCTCGTTCGTCGTGACCTGGCTCAGCAAATTGCCATCGAGGTGGAGAACCAAGCCATCAACGGCACCGGTGCTTCTTCGTATCCGCTGGGCTTCCTAAACGTGACCGGTATCAACACCGAGTCCGGCTACACCGCGTTCTCTGATTACGTGAACGCTGAAGCCAGTCTGAGCACCTCTAATGCTTTGCTTGGCACTCTTGGTTATTTGATGAATTCCACCCTGCGTGGAACTCTGAAAACCACTGAAAAGTCGGCTACCGGCACCAACGCCAACTTCATTTACGAAGCCAACAACACCATCAACGGTTACCCGGCTTACGTGTCCAACTCCATGCCCGCCAACACTGCGGTGTTCGCTAACTTCAGCGACATCCTGATTGGTTTCTGGAGCGGTCTGGACATCATGGTTGATCCTTACACCGGTTCAACTTCTGGCACCGTGCGTGTGGTGGCCATGCAGGACTATGACGTAGCCATCCGTCATCCTGAGTCCATCTGCAAGCTGTCCTGATAATTGGAAGCGAGTATGCGCCTTCAAATGCTTCAAAGCACCATTGTTGATCTGAAACACGTTCAACCCGGTGATTTTGTTGAAACCGATCATCGATCTGCATTGTTGCTGATTGGAATCGGGAAGGCGCTACCCGCTCCATTACCTCAGGAAGTTGTTGTTACGGCTGAAGAAGAGCCGGATCCTGTCTCAAGCAAACCCGCTCCAAAACGGAGAAAGACCAATGATCCACAACCTCGGGTCTAAAACCACTCTGATCCGCCTGCACGACAACGCTGTGGTTGCTTCCACTGGCGCTGGCACTCCTGCCTATGTCGATCTGCAAGGCAGCAATGATTTTGAAGGCGACATCGCTTTCATTATCTCCGCTGCTGCTGCTGGCTCTGGTGTGACTCTGACTGCAAAACTGCAGCACAGTGACACCACAACTTCTGGCGACTTTGTTGACATCACTGGTGGTGGTTTCACCGCTGCTGCTGCCAACACTGCTTTCCGCGAGAAGATTTATCTGAATAGCAACGATCTCAAGCGTTACGTGCGCGTGCTTTTCACCGTTTCTGGTGGCACTGGCACTGGTGCCGTTGCTGTTCTTGGCCTGGCTTCTAAGAAGTACGGCAACTGATCCTGATGGCAATATCCGATACGCTGGCATTCTTGAACGTTGACGAATTTGGCGTTACCTGCCAAATCGGAGCCGGTGCAAGTTTTGTTGGCATATTGGATTCGCCGATGGAGGTGCTGGCGGGCGGTATGGCATTGAGCCGGGAGTACAAGCTTTACGCAAAAACTTCCGATGTCAGCGCCGCCGCCCGTGGCACTTCAATTACCGTTAATAGCGAGAATTATACGGTGCGTGAAAATGGTCCAGTGGACGACGGTCTTTTTTCTGAGTTGTTACTGAGCAAGGTGTGACATGAGCGGCATCTTCAAAGTCAACAGCCGCAGTCATTGGTCAGCTTCCAACCCAGTGCTGCTTGCGGGTGAAGCTGCAATTGAAGAAACAACCAATAACGTCAAAATCGGCAACGGTATTTCGCCTTGGAGCAAACTTCCTTATTTCAGTGCTCCGGGATATTGGGGTTCGTTTTGGGATTCGACTTCTCAAACAGCAACTGCAAATACTCCAACATCTGTTTTGTTGCGTTCAACTGATACAGCAAGCCGAGGCATTTCAATTGTTTCTAATTCGCGCATCACTTTTGATCATGCTGGTGTTTATAGCTTGACGTTTTCTATTCAATTTACAAACGACGATACATCAATCCACGATACAAATGTTTGGCTGCGTAAAAACGACAACGGTTCTACCGGTGATGTTCCAGCCTCAGATAGTAAGTTCAGCATTATCGCAAGCCATGGTGGCATCCCAGGAAATGTGATTGGCACAGTCAATTTTGTGCTTTCAGTTGTTGCCAATGATTACTTGGAGTTGATTTGGGCAACGTCAAACGCACAAGCATATATTCGCGCTGAAGCCGCTGGAAGCAGTCCATTTGCTCATCCAAGCATTCCCGGCGTGATCTGCACTGTTGTACAAGTCGCCTCTGCCTAATCATGGCCGACACACGCCGCGAATTGATCCTTGCGAGGATTGCCAGCAATCTCAGCAGTATCGCTGGTGCAACGGTTTACAGAAGCCGCGTAGAACCTTTGGCGCGTGGTGAAGTGCCCGCTGTCATTGTTGAACCTGTCAATGATCAGCCGGTTGATACCAGCTTTTACGACAAACTGGATTGGACAATGCGCGTGCGGATCACGACATTGGTGCGTGCTGCAGTGCCGGATGACGAGTCAGATACTTACACGCAGCAAGTGCACGCCAAATTAATGGCAGATCAAACGATCAATGGCTATGCGCTTGATTTGACGCCTGATCGCACGGACTTCAGTTTGTATGAAGCTGACGTGCCTCTAGGTATCATTAGCCAAGACTTCCTTGTGCGTTATCGCACGAGTAGGACTTCACTTACTACCGCGTAAGACCATGGCTAAGATTGAAAAGGAAGTTCCCAATCCCGGAGTGGGCGGCAGTTATTTGTTTGACCCCAAGACTGGGAAACTTACACTGATCACAGAACCCGCCGCTCCTACTTCAAATGGCACTGACTCGGAAGAAGTTTCTGATTGCCAAGATTGAGTCAACTTACGGCACTGATCCGTCGCCTGTAGGCGGTAGCGATGCCGTTCAAGTGACCAATCTGGAAATCACCCCGATTGAGTCTGACAACGTTCAGGCTGCTTCGTATCAAGGTTTCCTTGGCAATAGCACCCGTGGCACGCTGGTTGCCAACAAGCGAGTGAGCGTCACCTTTGACGTTGAACTGGCTGGTTCTGGCACTGCCGGCACTGCACCTGCTTTTGGTCCGCTGCTCAAGTCCTGCGGTTTATCTGAAACCTTGGTGACCAGCACTAGCGCCACCTACGCCCCGGTTAGCAGCAGCTTTAGTTCTGCCACGATTTATTGCTTCTATGACGGCACTCGCCACAAAATCACTGGCGCTCGCGGCACCGTCAGCTTCAATTTGACTGCTGGTCAATTCGCTGTTGCTAGCTTCCAGTTCATTGGTATTTACAACGCGCCCGATGGCACTGCATTGAGCGGCAACTTCACCGTTGCTAATCAAGCTGCAGCAATTGAAGTCAATGATTCCAACGTGACGACTTGCACCTTCCACGGTGTAACTAGCACTCGCCTGGAATCAATTGATTTGGCTTTGAACAACGAACTGTTGTACAAAGAAACCGCTTCTTCTCAAGAAGTTTTGATTACTAACCGTGCTCCCGGCGGTACGGCTGTGATTGAGGCTCCCGCGATTGGAACTACAGACTTCTTCGCCAAGGCTGTGGCTTCTGCTACCGGTAGCACCAGTATTGTGCTTGGCGCCACTTCCGGCAACATTGTGACTCTCAACGCTGCTCAAACCGATATCACCGGTTGCAGCTATGGTGATACTAATGGAGTAATCTCTCTGTCCATGCCGTACCTGGCTTTGCCTACCACGGCTGGTAACAACGAGATGTCTCTGGTATTCGCCTGATTCCTGCATGGCCTTCGTTCTCAAGAAGACTGCGTCGTACAAGTGGCCTGTCACGGTGGAAACACCGATTGACGGCGGCAAGTTTGAAAAACAAACGTTCGATGCGGTCTTCAAGAAGATGAGCCGCTCAGCCTTCAATGATCTTGTTGACAAAGGCGATGACGCTCTTGTTGATGGGATCCTTGAAGGTTGGGATGGAATCAAGGATGAAGAAGGCAAGGAAATTCCTTTTACACAAAAAGCCAAAAAAGAATTGTGCGATGACCCATATGTCATGAAGGCGCTGATTCAGGCATATGCCGACAGCGTTACTGGGGCACCGGCAAAAAACTAAAACTCGCCGCTGAGTACTGGGCAAAAGGCGGCGTTGTTGATGAGCGAGAGGCTGACCTAAAGGCTTTGGGTGCAAGTCCAGATCAGATCGCTGCTGCTTTGGCTGACACCAAGCCAGATGATTGTGAGGTTTGGGAAGAGAACTGGGAAATAATTTTGATGTTCAGTCGGATGTCTACGCAATGGCACACGAGCATGGCGGGATTGACCGGATTGAACTACCCGAGTCTGGAATGGCTCTGTAAGCTGTATTCAGTCAAGGATCCTGTTGCCATGTTTGAAGGCATACAGGTGATGGAAATGGCCGCATTGGCCGTCCTAAACAACAGTCGAGCAAGGTAATGGCCGCTGACACCGCTGCAACCATTGTCAGAGTCCGCGCCGTTGTTGAAGGTCTGCCTGGGCTGAATCAACTGAAAACCGCCATGCGCGGTATCAGTGCAGAATCCAAATCAGCCGGCACTGATTTACGGCTCGTCAATGATCAACTGAAAAGCCTGAAAGGCGAAGTCAATAATTCAGTCAACAACCTGCGTTTGCAGGTGCAAGCTTTTCAAGCCGTTAGAAATTCTGCGCGTATTGGCAGTGAAGCGTACAAAGACGCAACGCTGCGGCTCAAGGAACTCAATCGCGAATTAGATAAAGCTGAAGGTCGTCGAGGTGGCGGTGATCGCCTTGCTGGCATTGGCGCTGTTGCCGGCGCCGGATTTTTTGGTGGGCCCGAGGCATTGCTTGGCTCCGCTGCTGGCCTTGCGTTTGGGGGCGTTGGTGGCGCTTATGCAGGCGCTGCTATTGGCGCTCAGGTTGCTCAACTTCGAAAGGCTGCAATGGATGCAGCGGATTATTCGCAGCAATTAGCCAAATTGCGCCTTGCATTACAAGGTGTAGTTGGTAGCAGTAATGAATACAATCAAGCACTTGCAATTACCGAAAATATTTCTCAACGCTTAAATATTCCAATTGGAGAGGCGACACGCGGATTTACAAGGTTAACCGCTGCCGTTGTCGGCGCCGGTGGCAATGTTTCAGATGCGGAAGTTGTATTCAAAGGTGTTGCATCTGCAATCAAAGCTACTGGGGGTTCTGCTGAAGATGTGCAAGGCGGCTTGGTCGCCATGTCGCAAGTATTCAGCAAAGGCAAGCTAAGTGCCGAAGAACTTTCTGGTCAATTAGGCGAACGTTTGCCTGGTGCGGTCACTTTATTTGCCAAAGCAACTGGGCGAAATTTGCCACAATTGCAAAAAGATTTAGAGCAAGGCGTTGTCGGATTAAACGATGTAATGAAGTTTTCCGATGAATTAGTCAGAAAATATGCAGGAAACTCAGACAGAATGGCTCGCTCTACTGAGGAGTCTGGCGCAAGAATGAAAGTTGCACTGGATAAATTAAAAGTTGCGTTTGGTGATTTCTTTAAACCCATCAAGATTGAGATAGACAATTTAATAACCAAGTTTGCCGAATTAGTTGCCGCTGCTTTTAGAGCAAATGTTGCTACAAGAGAAGCAAATAAAGCCAGAGCGCAAGCAATTGCTGAGGCAAATAAAAAATTTGGACGCACCGGTGTGCCAACAATTTTTACATTGATGTCAACGCCTGGATACGAAGAATTTGTTACTGAAAGAACTGGTCAAATACTTGCACAACAAAAACCAGCAAAGCCAGAAGCACGACCCAAACCGCGTACAAAATTTGAAGAACCATCTGCTACTGGCGTTAAAGATAAAAGTGATTCAATTCTCAGAAAATTGCAATCAGATTTTGAGCGATCTGTCGCTGTCCTTGGTCGGCAATTTAATGTTGAAACACGCAAGCGTTTACTAAATGACGTTCTAGCAATTGAGTCCAAAATCAACAATGCATTGCTTAAAGGACAAAAAATTGATGTAGATGGTTTGCGTTTACTTCAGCAAAAGCGAACGCTAGAAATCACACGCGATGTTCTCATCAACGAAGAAACTGCTCTTGAAGAAAAAATTGCAGCAGCAAAAAGCAAAGGTGTTGATTTAACAAATGCTCAAAACCGTTTAGGCGAGATTCGCAACGAGCGAGAGCAAACTGTTCTTGCTTTGACTCGATTGCAAAATGATGAATTACGCCAAGCGCGTGACTTATCAAAGCAAATTGCTGATGCATTGCCGACATATGCAAAAGCCGCACTAGATGCGTCAATGGCATTTGGCAGCATTGAACAACAATTGGCGCTGATCGCCCAAAAAGATGAAGCCGGCGTGCAGCCTTTAAGTATTTTTTCCCGAATGAGCGATGAAATCAAAGAATTGCAAAAATCAGTCGAAGATTTAGAGCCACGCCTTACACAACTTGCAGGTGATCTTTCGGCTGGTTTTGGCAACGCTTTTTCTAATCTTGTCTTTTCCGCTCAATCTGCTCGTGATTCACTGGCTCAATTTTTTGGTGATATAGCAAAATCTTTCCAAAATATGGTCGTGCAAATGATTGCTGATTATTTGCGGCTTCAAATAATGACGTTTTTTAAGAATATATTTGCGCCAGCGCCTTTGTCTGTTGCCGGTAATTATTTCGGAGGTGGGGCGCAATCGATGTTTACCAACCCAAGTTTTGGCGTAGGCACTGAAAGCTTTACAGGCTCTTTGCTTCCTACTTTTGCAATGGGCGGCGTCATGACCAGTAGCGGCGCCATGCGTCTCAAGCGTTATGCAGGTGGCGGCATTGCCAACAGCCCGCAACTTGCCATGTTTGGTGAAGGTAGCCGCCCAGAAGCTTATGTACCGCTGCCAGATGGCCGTACAATCCCCGTCACGATGAAGAACGGTGGCGGCACCAGCGTAGTTGTCAACGTCGATGCAAGCGGCTCCAGCGTGCAAGGCAATCAGCCTGACGCAAATGCTTTGGGACGTGTCGTAGGCGCTGCTGTGCAGGCAGAATTGATCAAGCAGAAGCGTCCCGGAGGCTTGCTCGCCTGATGGCCACATTCAACGACGCCACAGTAGGTACAAGTACTGGTGGAACGACGCCAGATTTCAGCATGGGCAAAAAAAGCGAGCCTCGCGTTCGTTCCGTGCAATTTGGCGATGGTTACTCACAACGCATTCGCTACGGATTAAATACCAATCCAAAAACATGGGATTTGAAATGGACCGCAAAAAGCAATTCAGATGCTGACGCTATTGAGGCATTTTTTGATGCACGTGCTGGCGTAGAAGCATTTGATTGGACGCCACCGGCAGCGGGAACTAGCGGCAAATATATTTGTCAAGCATGGAATCGCGAATTGCAATACGCAAATATCAACATCATCACCGCCACGTTCATTCAGGTATTTGAACCATGAGCGAGATGTTTCAGGAACTTATCAGTTCCAATCCTTACGCAATTATTGAGTTATATGAACTGCATCTTGTAACGGCAATTCACGGCTCGGACGACATATACCGCTTCCATAACGGCGTCAACGGCACTACCTCTTACGGCGAAGTGAAGTGGAAAGGCGAAACTTATTTCCCATTTCCTATTGAAACCGAAGGTTTTGAATACAGCGGCAATGGTCAACTGCCCCGTCCCAAGGTTCGTATTTCCAACATCACTGGCGCAATGTCCACCATCTTGGTGAACGCCAACGCAGCAACCAACGGCAGTGATTTGATTGGCGCAAAGTTCATCCGTATCCGCACGCTCAGTCGTTTCTTAGATGCGGAGAACTTCCCCAGCAATACCAACCCATATGGCACACCAGATCCTGATGCTGAAATGCCGCAGGAGATTTATTACGTTGACCGCAAAACGCTAGAAAGCCGCGACGTTGTTGAGTTTGAACTGGCCGCGTCCTTCGACATGGCTGGTGTGCGAGCACCCAAGCGTCTGGCAATGTCCAACCTATGCCAATGGCAATACAAAGGCTTGGAGTGTGGCTGGAATCCCAACACAGCTAATAAATTTATTGATGAGAATGATAATCAGATTGCGACAGTTCCAGCACCCAATTTCGCGGCGGGTACAACAACGCTCAACGTCGGACAAAGCCTATTTGTCGATCAGTCGCTAACTTCCAGCAACCGCTGGTACAAAACTACGCTTCAGGCTGATGGCAATTTTGTCACATACGCCAAGGACAACACCGCACGCTGGGCGCTAAATACCGTCGGCAGCCCGTCCTACCGCTTGTTCAATCAGGCTGACGGCAATCTGGTGATCTACAACAGCGGCGGCATTGCAGCATCAAACGCAATCTGGTCAACGCAGACGGCTTACCTGGGTACACCAACCGCATTAACCCACCGCGACTGGCGCCAAGAAAGCACGATCAACACAGGCCGCGCTGGTGCGTTCTTCTGGGAAGTGCTGGGCAGCGCCGATAGTTATCCCAACCAAAGCCGCACTGCTACTCGCGCATTTACTGTCGGCAGCCGCACCATCACAATCAGCTACACGGCCACGTCTTACGAACTGTCGCAGCAATACAAAGATGCCTTTACCGCACTGGGGCGCACGGTGAACTACGCCTGGACGCAAGGCACCCCAGTCATCAACAACGACTACAACGATCCAAACCTCAAGCCAATGGCGAAAGGCACGATCACCGCATCAACAGGACTTTGGCGCGTCGATGAATACTTCAACGCAGAAGTCACAGTGATATCCAATAATCCATGGCGCAATGGCGACCCCGTGGTCAATCCCGGCACCTTTGGAACATTTACATCTGTGGCAGCGGTCTACAGCGTCCGCACCGGCAGCGGTTACGCCAACAACTATCTAACGATGCAGGATGACGGCAACCTTGTTTATCGCAACGCTGCTGGCACGGCATTGTGGGCATCAAATTACGTGAACACCACCGAACCCCGCGTGGCGACTGGCACGGTAGATCCAGCCGATGACGTGTGCGGCAAACGCCTTACAAGCTGCAAGGCACGATTTGGCAATACAGCAGAACTACCATTTGGCGGTTTCCCCGGTCTCGGCGGCTACTACTGATGACCTGGCGCGATGACGCCATCCTGCACGCCAAACAAGAGGCGCCACGGGAAGCCTGCGGTCTATTGCTAGTCACCGATGGCGTGGAGCAGTACAAACCATGCCGCAACTTGGCGCGTGAGCCGCAGGACTTTTTCATCCTTGACCCAGACGACTACGCCGACGCTGAAGACACCGGCGAGATCCTTGCCATCATCCACAGCCATCCGCACACCCCGGCACAGCCCAGTGACGCTGATCGCCTGGCATGTGAGAAGTCCGGCCTGCCGTGGCACATCGTTAACCCAATCACCGGCGAATGGGGCGGTTGCCAACCATGTGGCTACAAGGCACCGCTGCTGGGACGGCAATGGGTTTGGGGCGCTGCAGACTGTTGGACACTGGTGCGCGACTGGTACGCCGAAACGTGGGGGCTGACGCTGCCGGACTGGAAGCGACCCAAGGATTTGACGGCATTTAACGCCAGCCCGATGTTTGAAGATTGCTGGGTTGATGCTGGATTTAAGGAGGTGGATTTTCTTACAATGCAGGTTGGCGATGCGTTGCTGATGGCGGTCGAGTCAGCACAACCAAACCACGTCGGCGTCTACGTCGGGGACCAGATGCTGCTGCATCACGCGATTGGTCGGCTGAGTTCCCGCGACGTTTATGGCCGCTACTATCAAGCAAAGACGCAGCGCGTCCTACGCCACCGCAGCAGGTGCCAGTGATGCGGATAGTCAAGGTCTACGGTCCACTGGCGAAATTCCTGGGACAACGCAGCTTCAAGTTTGCGGTCAAGACACCAGCCGAAGCGATCCGCCTGCTGCTGGCTAACTTCCCGTGTCTGCAGGCGCACATGGCCGACCACGACTACAAGATCAGCGTGGGGCGTCTGCAGCTACCGATTGGCGACCACCCGGAATACATCCACTATCCGACTTCAAATAACGAGACGATCAGAATTGTGCCGGTGGTTAGTGGTGCTGGTGATGGTGCGGGACAGTTGCTAGCTGGGATTGGCCTTATTGCACTGGCAATTATTAACCCGTTTGGTGCAGCAGCAATTTTTGGCGCTTCCATTGCCTCAACTGTCGGAACAATAGGCGTCGGACTTGCACTAACAGGCGTTGCCACGTTGTTGACGCCAACCACTCAATTATCCACCGGCACCGATTCAGATTTCGACCCGCGCAAGTCGTACAGCTTCAGCGGTATTCAAAACGTGGCGCGTCAAGGTGTCCCGGTTCCGATTATTTATGGTGAAGTTTTAGTCGGCAGCATCGTCGTGTCTGCTGGCATTGAAACCGAAATGGTGAGGGCACCAGCGTAATGGCTACCGAAAACGACAATCTTGAATCCAAGCAAATACTGCGCCTCGTAGATTTATTGTGCGAAGGTGAGATCGAAGGTTTTCCGTCCGCTCGTGCTTATAGCCGTGGCACTACGGAATACAATCGCGCATTGCTGAAAGATATTTATTTTGATAATACGCCGATTGTTCAAGGCAATGCCAATCCTTCCCAGCCATATCAAGAACAAGATTACAACTACAAAAACGTTCAAATTTCCACCCGTTACGGCACGGCAGATCAGACTTATTTAACAGAATTATCTGAGCCAAACGAGCAGGAAACATCCCAAGAAATTGCTGTTAATCAGCAACTCGTTGGCTGGATTTATGCCGGTGGTCCCATTGACGGTCCCCCACCAGCGCCGGGCATCCCGCTTACAAGATCAATAACAGACCCAAATGTTGAGGAAGTTCGCGTCACCATTAACGTTCCACAACTACAAAACTTTCATAATAATGGCGATATTCGCGGTTATCATATTCTCATCAAAATTGAAGTCGCCTACGGCGGCGGTGCGTACACAACCGTCATTGATGACAGTATTGGTGGACGGACAGTTGATTTATACCAGCGATCCTATTTAATTCCACTAACAAATGCGACACGTCCAGCAACAATTAGAGTCACAAAAAACAGATACGATTCGGCATTTATTGAAGACAAATACACGGTTTCTGGCAATGCTTTTTGGGCGAGTTACACGGAAATAACCAGGACAAAAACCAAGTATCCGTATAGCGCCTTGGTTGGGATGCGAATTGACTCCGAGTCAGTCAATAACATTCCCCAACGTAGTTACAGGATTCGTGGCCTCAAGGTCAAAGTCCCAAGCAATGCAACGGTTGATGCTACCAAAGGTTTCTTGGTCTATAGCGGCGTCTGGGATGGCACGTTTAGCACCACAAAAAAATGGACAACATGCCCGGTCTGGATCCTGTACGACCTGCTCACCAGCAGCCGCTACGGATTTGGCACGCAGGTTACCGAGGCGCAGCTAGACACCGCTAGCTTCTATGCCGCTTCCGCCTATGCAAACACCTTGGTGCCTGATGGTAACGGCGGCCAAGAACCTCGTTTTGCCTGCAACGTCAACATCCAGACGCAGGAAGAAGCGTACAAACTCATCAACGACCTGTGCTCGGTATTCCGTGCAATGCCGTACTGGAGCGTGGGTCAGATTGAATTTGCCCAAGATCGCCCGACAGATCCCGGTTACATTTTCAACCAGTCCAATGTCACCGAAGAAGGCTTCAGCTACAGCGGCAGCAGCCTGAAAACACGCCACACCGTTGTTGGCGTCAAGTATTTCGACATGGATGCTCGCGACCACGCCTACGAGGTGGTGGAAGACGCGGCGTTGATCAATAAATACGGAATGATCAAGACTGAAATTGAGGCGTTTGCCTGCACCAGTCGCGGTCAAGCCCGGCGCGTGGGTCGCTGGATGCTGTACGAAGAGGCCAATACCACTGAGGTCGTCACCTTCACCACAGGCATTGCGGCTGGGCAGTACGTCCGCCCCGGAACCGTGATTCAAGTCATGGATCCAGTGCGTGCAGGTCGCGTTCGTGGTGGTCGTGTTCGCAGCGCCGCCAGCGCCAAGAGCATCACGCTGGATCGCTCCGCCGATCAACTATTCACTGACGCCGTACCTAGCAGCTTCCGGTTCAATGTGATGCTGCCGAATGGCAGTTACCAAGGCATTGAAAACGCCACCATCAACGGCAACCTCGTCACGCTGCCAACTGCACTGAACGCCATCCCAACTGTTGGTGCGCCTTGGGTTATTGGTATCACCACACTGTCATCCCAACTGTTTCGCGTCGTTTCGGTACAAGAACAGGAAGGCGATCAGTACGTCATCACCGGCGTCAAATACGACTACAGCAAATACGACTACATCGAGCGTGACACCCCGCTGGCGCCACGGGACATCACTGACCTAAACGAACCACCTGCTGCACCAAGCGGATTGACCGCCTCGGAACTGCTGTACGAATCAAACGGCCAAGTGCTGTCCAAGGTACTTGTTAGTTGGGCTTCACAGCAAAACATCACCCAATTCGTATTTCGTTATCGATTGGGAGACGGCAACTGGACAACTGTTTTCACAAAGTCCCCGGACTATGAAATTCTCAACAGCGATGTGGGGCGTTATAGCTTTGAATTACAAGCTGAGTATTCCGTCTTAAATAACAACATCAAACGTTCTGGCACAACAACTGCCACTTTTGACGCACTTGGTAAAACAGCACCACCGACAACCATCCCAGATCTATTTATTGCGCCGATTGATGAGCGCACCGCTGAGTTATATTGGCCCCAGGCTGTTGACCTTGATGTTCGTATTGGCGGTCAAATCCGCATCCGCCATACACCCGAAATCGGCGCCAATGCCACCTGGGGTCGCGCCAATGACATCACTCCAGCAGTCAGCGGCAGCAGTACCCGCAAGATCGTGCCACTGCTGGAAGGCACTTATATCATCCGTGCGGTCGACAGCACCGGCAACGAATCCGCTGGTGTGGCAAGCGTAGTGGTGGATCTGCCCGCACCACAAGACAGCTATTTGGTGCAGGAATACCGGGAAGAAGATGACAGCCCGCCATTCCAAGGCAGCAAAACCAATATGTTCTACAGCAGCGATGAAGGCGGCTTGGTGTTAACTGCCACCGGCTTGAT